CTCGCGCATCACAAGCAGACCGCCGTCCGAACTGATCTGCGCGCCAAGGAACTCCAGCCGCACGCGGCGGTCGAAATCGACCCGATCTGCCCGCTGCGAGCCCGCACCCTCTGGGTGATCCATCAAACCCGTCCCCCGTAGCCGTCAACACCATGATTTATATAGAAAATGCAATGGTCAGGACAGCGAAATCAGCGGGTTACTTGGGGAATGCAGGTTCACATCTGCAATCGAAAGCGAACCCCAGAAGGCTACCAGGGCATCAATCGCATAGCCTATACGCTCTGGCGCGGCGCGCGTGACTGCATGTTCCCGGCCATATATGGCCAGGGCATCTGCTACTTGGAACCGATCCGGGTGACTTGGCCCGGTGACGACTCCTTTGCCGGCGATGTAAGCCGCGAGGGCATTTTGAGCTTCGCGGCGATCTCTAGTGCCGGTTGAACGATCCGGACACCCTGTGTCGCGGATGACCCAGATACCCCGGTCGGGGCGCTGATAAAGGCGGGCTCCTTCGGCTTGTCTTGGCATCGTTTTATCAACTCCGGAAAGCAGGTTGGGTCGATCCGCTCTGCCCGCCCCATGCGCACAATAAAGCCATGCATCTTAGCGGCGGTTCTGAGCGAACCCTTGGGAACGCCCAGAACCTTCGCAGCCTCTTCGATTTTCATCAAGGCTTGCACCGCCGTCACCGATCAGAAGCCCGACAGCCGGACTTTGACCGTGCCGGTAGAGGCTGCAGCCGCTGCCACGGCAACGCCCAGTTTGGTGTTACCTGCAGCCGTGACGGTGGCCAGCTTCGTGGTGCTGTTCCAGTAGACCAGCGCCCCCAGGGTGAAGGCGTCGGCGCTGACCTTGGGCAGATCGAAGACCCCTGTGACCACCACGTCAACGGACTCGTTGACAGCAGCGGAACCGGCAGCAATGCCGACGATCTGGCCAGCGATCACCACTCCGCCAGAGGTCACTGCAGCGGGCGCGGGGATGGTCAGGTTTGACCCAGCTTGAATGAATGTCTTCACGTCAGATTCCCTTCGAAGTAGTTGGATATATGATAGATTGCCGGGGGCGCGCTGCCCCGGCAATCTCGGATTCGACAGCGCCAAGGGCGCGGGCAAGTTCGGCGTCGGACTTGTATTCGACCGTCTCGCCATTGGAGTCGCGAACGGAACGGACGCCCGAGTATCGGGCATCCTTTAGTCGTTCCCGCCAGTCTTGCAGCTGGGCCAGCGTTGCCACGGCTTAGACTCCAGGGTTCAGGTAGGCGCCGCGCCAGTCGGTTGCGCCGGCGCCGAAGTCCAGGACAACCCGGTACTCCATGCCGAGGACATCCCAGCCTTCGCGCGAAGCCATCTGCGGCCCCTGGGCCGAAGACAGATAGGCATATTCCATGCATGGCAGATCTGCCGGGTCTGCGAATAGGTACCAGCGGTTGCCAGAGATTCGGGGTTCCACCAAGGGGGTCAGCTTGGTAGCGAACGGATTCACGTCTGCCACAGTTGCCGCATAGATCGAAGCCAAGACTTGTTCCGCCGTGGTTTCCTGCTCCGGCCCGACAACAAGGTAGCGCGGGGTCGCATTGATCGGGGTGACCTTGTCGAGACCTTTCATTCCGCGCATGGCCTTGCGGGCAAGCCCCAGATTGGCGACGTTCAAAGCCCCGGCAGTTCCAAGGTTACCATGAGCCGCATGAAAGAAGGTCTGAGCATCTTCGCCCATGATAGGATTGGACAGCAGCAGCGCGACCAGGACGTTCGCTTCCGTCTCTGCAGCCATGCGGCCGGCAGTCGCGCCCCAGTCCCGGAATGCCCCAAGGTCATCATTGATCAGCGCCTTGCGCGAGATGCTGAATTGGGTCGCGTAGGTCTTCAGGCTGTACGACTCCACCGCTTCACCGCGAGTCGTGCTCTTGATCTCGCCCGACTCGGTCAGTTCCTGCAGCGCGCCAACATCGGAAAGCTTCAGCTTCGAAGCCGGCCGGAAGTCGGCGAGGGTGGCCTGCCGGGCAATCTGTTTGAGCGGCGATTGCGCCACCTGATATGCCGCCATGAGAGTCCGGTTGCCGGTGCTTGTCAGCAGGTTCGGAAAGTCGGAGGTAGTATGCATCGCGGCCCGAAACAGCTGATCGGCGTCCATGCCGCGCGTGCTGTTGCCAGAGGCTTCGACAGCTGCCCGCGCCATGTCGCGCAGGGTCTCGACCATGAAAGGCTTGGCCTCTTCGCTGGGGGCAGTGCCAGACACGCGGGCATAGAGTGCATCGGCGCGGCGGGTCATCATGGCCGAAGGATCATCATGCGACGGCCCCACCTTGATCTTGGGGGCCTTGCGGGTCTGCAGTTCTGCGAACGCAGCGGCGCGCGCTTCGATCACGGTCGCGCCCGAGTCGATCTGTGCGTCTGCCCACTCAACGGGCAGGGCCGCAGAGCGGGCAATGGTGCGGATTTCCGCGCGGGTCTGAATCGTCGTATCGTCGTCAAGTGCCATGGAGTCGGCCTTTCTGAAAGTTGCGCCGGAATCGGCTGGGATTGGAACGCCCGAAACTTCCTGAATTGACCAGGCGGCTGCGGTGCGAATTCTTGTCTTGGTGGCGGGATCGATCGACTCGGCCCATTTGGTCACGCGGTAACCGACACTTACCCCTCGCAGCGTGCCTTCCCGGATTCGGGTCACAATGCTGGCCACATCGGGGGCGGCCGACAGCTGAATAGTGGCAATGAGCTTGCCGCCTTCCATGCGGTGCCCCGTCACTGTCCCGATCACATCACGGGCCGATCCTTGCCGGTGCCCGTCCAGAACGGGTGCGCCAGTCAGGTTGGACAGGTCCAGGCCGGTCGCACTGAGACGTTCGATGTAGTCGCCCCTCGAGTCCCGGCGCTGCACATCGCTGAAGGTGCTGATCACGGCCTCAACCGTCATTGCCTCAGCATCAAAACTGGCAGGCGTGAGCGGTGCCGCCCGGTGCAAGATATCGTCAAGCGCCATTGTTCGGATTCCTTTCGGCTGCGATTTCGTCTTCCAGGTCTTCCAGCACCCACCCCCGCTCCGCGACAGCCTTGCGGCGCGACGTGAGTCCCGCTTCCAGTTCTGCGACGGTCGCGTTTGTATCTTTGAGCGGATCGACTTGCATGGGCTTTGGGGGCAACCATTCTGCAGTCAAATAGGCGGCCGGATTGGATTCAAAGTCTGCGGCTGGAATGTCACCAGATAGAATCCCGTGCAGGATCACGGCCCGCCAAACTGGCGCAAGCAACTGCGGCACCAGGACTCCATATTGGATTTGCTCTACCCTCTGCCGAAAGGGCAAAAGACCGGCACGTAAACTGGAATAATTGGCACCTGTGAGGTCGCCAGAAAGCAAGTGATCCGGCAAGCCGAGTCCGGCCGCCAACTGCCGCAGATTCATTTTAAGGAAGGCGTCAATCTGTTGAAGCTGGGCAGGCGAGTTGAATTTTACATCAGTTCCGCCCGGAAGCCGGACCATCGCACCAGGTTCCATACTGGGCACGTCTTCCCCATCATAAACTGCGCCGGTAGAATTCAGATCAATTATGAAAGCGGCGTGCATTGCGGCCAGCTTGGCCCCCATCAAATGCGCATCGCAGAGTTGATCGAATTCAGAGGCGGCCAAAACTACCGCGGCAAGCCAAGTAATGCCCCGTAATTGGCCAGGACTGAGGGGCTTGAAAACATGCAACACCTGATCTGCAGGAACCCGAACGGAAGGCGCATAGGTTGTCCAGACCGAATTCGGCTTTTCCGGCAGGATCCAATAGGCCACGCGCCTGCCATCGGAGTCTACCTCGACTCCGTTATAGATCGAATTCCCGTCTGCCAGTTCAACAGTCTTGGCATCGTCAAGCAACTCGCTTGCGATCACCCGCAACCGGGGGCCGTCTGCCGTCTGCACCAGCAGGACAACCGCTTCGCCGGCCTTCACCATTGAATCGGCTGCGATAGCCTGCAGCCCGAAAAAGTCGGTACGCCCTTCAATGTCCGCCTGCGAAGCCCATTCTTGAAAGTAGCGATTCAGAGCTTTGCGAACGTCCGGGTCAGGGTGCTTCGCGGTCGGCTGGATTCCAGGGCCGACCAGGGCGCAGG